TTAATCAAGGAACTAGACAAACTAATCGATGAAGATGACCTAAGTTCCTTTGGAACATTCCGTCATGTGATATCACACATGGCAACCATAGATGGTTATAATAGTAGCAAACTTAGGAAATTCTTCGATAACTTTAACATTATAGATCCAGAGGAGATTGAGGCGTTGGAGAAAATGTTCCATGATATAAAAAGAAGCAGAGTAATAAACTCGAATAAAAAGGAGTAGTTATGTGTATTCTTTGTAGGAGATGTAATGAGTGGAAAGAGTTTGACCATTATAAAAGCGAAAAGAGTTATATATGTACTGAGTGCAGAAAGAAAAAGCAGAGCGAATATCATAAAGGGTGGAGGGAAGAGAATAAAGATAAAATCAAGGAATATAGCAGAAAATATTATGAGAATAACAGAGAAGAGGTGCTAAAGAAAAATCGCCAATACCAGGAAGCCCACACTGAGAAATATAGGGAATATAGTAAAAAATATCGAGAGAACAGTCCAGAAAAAATAAAACAGATAAACAAAGAGAGATATAAAAACATGACTGCCGAGCAGCGTGCACAAGCCAACGAAAGTTGTAAAAAATATTACCAAGCAAACCGTGAAGAAATTCTAGAAAAACGCAAATATATGGAATCTGCTAAAAGGGCAAGCAAAAACTGGCAGAATGATCATTACTATAACGATGAGATTTTCAGGATAGCACACAACATCAGAACTTGTTTAACACACGCTTATAGGAACTATGAGATAGGTAAATGTCCAAAATACAATGAGAAATATGGTCTAGATTACGAAGCAATATTTGAACATATGGGAGAAATTCCCGATGGTTATCATTATGGCTACCCGCTGAACAGTTTATCTGTTTCAATCGACCATATTGTACCATTAAGAGATTTTGATTTGACAAAGCCTGATGAGTTGGCGATGGCGGTTGCGCCACTTAATCACAGGTGGTTGAAAAGAATAGATAATTACAACCGCCAATGGGATGATGGATATGATGTAGAGAGACACAGGGAAGAGTTATATAAAAGAACAGGAGGAACTAATGACAACACTAAGGATTGATGCAGACCAGTTAATTGAGATCGTGAATGCTATTATGGACAGCCGTGAGGGCAGGGTTGTTGGCAGCAACGGTGCCAACGGCACACACAAAAGAGGAGAAGCACGGACAGATACCCAAAAAACTATGCCATATAATAGCCTTTCAGAGGCTCCAAAACTGGCCAGAAACTGTTTTCTAGATGTAGTTGAGTTTCTGGATGGCCAAGAAGAGTGGAAGGGTAAATTTTCTGATATTTTGCCCTATACTCAGTTTACTGGTGCCTGTCAGTTAAGTAATAAGATTCGCAGGCTTAGTAACCTATGGTATCTTGCTGGATATGAGGTAGAGTTTGGGTTAAAATATGGAAGAGATGTAAGATTCCGGAGAGTTAAATGAAAATAATAAACACCAAAAGAATTAAAGCAGCCAAGATGTTAAAAGAAACATTAAATGAGATAAACATATTAGTGAAAAGAATTAAAAAGGATATGGGGAGAATGAATGAGAATATTAAATACAAATAGGAGAGAAGAAATTACACCCAAGGGGCAGCAGCCTCTTGGGGTAGTAAAGGAATTCAAAAAGAGATTAGACGAGTTAATGGAAGAATACGCTGTATTTACATATGAGTTGAAGAGTGACTTGTGTGATGTACAGATGAAGGGATCAGATGCTCATGCCCCGGTTAAGTTGGATTTGTTTAATCTGCCTGGTAGTTATAAAAAGATTAAAATGTTGGTGGAGAATTTTTATAGAAGAGTGTGGTTAGGAGAAAGAAAATGAAACATAAAACTTTGAATAGCACAGGTGAGTGGCTAACAAGTGAGGAGAGATGGCCAGGGTTATATAAGAAAAGTAAAACTAGCAAATCCGCAGCAATCAGACTTTTTTGTTTAGAATGTTGTGGAGGAAATTGTAATACAGTAACTGAGTGTTCTGCTCCAGAATGTCCCCTTTTTAAATTTAGAAAAGGCTCCATAAATGCTGGCAAGAAGGCAGCCCGGAAACGGGCAAGTATATCCCAAAAATAGCCCACCTAACCTACTGGAATCACTAGCAAAAAAATAGCCATTTTTGGCGTTTCGGGTGATTGTCCATCTTTTTCCGATCAAAACTGAAAAAACCTCCCATTCTGCGCTTAGGGTTTTGGGAGGTTCGTTTATGATGTTGGGCAGTTAAGTCGAAAAATATGGTAAACATATTTTCATTAACTTTTCTTGTTTTTATTTTTTTTGAACCACTCTATTTGAGCCTCTCTGGCCAATGCCTGAGCGCGCTTTTTCCAAGGACCACCAAGATGTTTCTTTCCATCCTTGGACAACAGGTGGTAACCATCCTTCCTTTTAACAATCATGCTTCTCCCTCCTCATTATCTAGTACCCCTTCAGGCTTCGCAGGAGCATCACCACGCTTCTGAATTACATTTGCTGCAAAGTAACTAGCAAAAATAATGGACAGCGCAGAGACGAACTCAGAGCCTGTGATGATTACCAGAGGTTTTAGTGCCCCAAAAATCCACGCCGAAACCATAGGCGGCACTGCAGTGAGCAGCGTTAGTAGTATTAGTGCTGTGAAAACTAAATGGAACTTCCTGCTCTGTAACTTTTCTTTTAACATTTTCAACAAGTTATCCTCCGCGTAAGGATTTTTTTATGTTATATTCATTTTTTACTTGACTTTTGAGATCTCTATATTAAGTTAATAACCAAGAAACACAAAAAAAAAGAAAAGAAGAAAATATTATATATATAAGAGAGAGAACATAGCCCCCTACAACATAGGGGGTTTTTTAGTTTAAAGGGTATATGTAAACAAATAAAGCCTTTCCGCGCGCGGAACTATTTAACATTTTTAGACAAATGTAGTAACATATAGATTTCCATCGGCGATATATGCCAGCGTAGTGTTCCATACATCCATACCAGAGTTTGATCTTGATTGAGTCAAATCAGCGATATCATATCGTTTAAGTAGAGAGAATGAGGAATCCCAGTCGTTACCTGGGCTATCCTTTTCATATACAAACATTTTCGTTGGTACTGATTCTCCATCTGGAACCCACTGAACTATAAAATAAGGGAAAGATACTTTAATGCATGTATGTGGGTCTCCTAGCGCCGAGCCATTCATCCAGAATTTTCCTTCATATTTGTATGTATCGGACCCATTAATAAAAACTGCGTCGCCATAATCGTCGTAGAGGCAAGCACCAGCGCCCCACATTCCACCGCGACAGTCAATAGCACAATTGGTTCCAAGCCCACGGCTTATATTACCAAACTCAGTATCTACGACCGAGACGGTCGGTTTTGCTAAACTTATCCCACCATCATTTGTGTTTGGATCTTCGCACCCGAAACCTCCAAGTGCCAAATATCCGTTAGAGTTTGCATCGACGCCGGTACCGAAATGGGCGTAACTATTATTGCTAGGAGAGTTTACATATGTATTAATTGACCAGGTTCCGCCAGATCGAAGATATACATGTACTCTTCCTATATCAGTAAATGGTGCGGAATCATATTCTTCCTCGCCGACAAATATTCTATCTCCATATATGGCAACATTAGGTCCATAAGACGCCGATGGCGAAGCATTAAAGGATTGCTGGAGCGACCACGACCCTCCAGATTTCACATATACTTTTATGTTTGGAGTGGCAGTGCATGCACATACAATTGTATCTCCGTCAACATCTATACCAACCGTGCCACTGGACCACAGGCTCTCGAATGTTTCTTCTAAAATCCACGGACCATATGCATCGTCAGCACGATAATAAATATTAAGATCATATCCAGAACTAATCGAGCATAAAATTCTATCTTGCACCGCCACAGCGATGGAGTTGCTGTTCACATGTTCGGTTAGTTCTGTTGGGTCTACAGTAAATTCCCATGAATCATCCATTTGGGTACCACCATCATCTCTGGCAACAATTCTAATTTCAGACGAATAAAAATATAAATCCGTGTCAATATTGATGTGATATCCACCCGATATGGCATAGCAATCCGAATCATCTCCATCATATGGAGAAACAAAAGAAGAGCCAGTATATGCTATCACGCCATTTACATAAGCATCTATCGTACTTTGATCTACTCCAACACCATCATCTTTTATATTCACATATACTGCTGTATCATATGTAGTGGTGGTCCCATCATCGGGAAACTCATTTTCCAGATATGGAGGAGTGTCGTCAATAATAAAATCCCACTCATTATCCAATAAGTTCTCACATGCATCTTCAGCGAGCACACGAACGGTATAATCTCCATCGGGGAGTTCAGTTGCTTTTAAAAGGTTAACACGGTAGCCGTCTGTTATTGATGTTATAGTACCACCCCACAATGGCTCATCAATTACACCATCCTCTATTACCCACGCATCATTTACATAAGCATCAATGGTGTCTTGTTGTACGTCACCACTATCTGTTACATCAAAGTTTATTATAACATACCCATCCACTATTTCGTCACGATCTGGACTATTAATTGTTAAACGTGGCGCTATAGTATCACCACAACCCAGCAACCCAAACATAACAACCCACAGATCTGTTTTAACGGCTAGATAGGTTTTTCTAGTATATCCCACCTTGAACGTGTCTGCTACCTGCCCACTAATTGTAGCATCGTCATCTTCGCAGCGTACAACAATGGTATTCGTGCTTGATGTGTAATTACATACCGTTACAAATCTACCTATATCAGATGCTGTAATTGGCGGTAATGTAATAGTAAAACCGGATCCTGTAGGATCGCATAAAACAAGATCCGAGTATGCAGCATTACATCTGGAAGTTACAGGGCTTGTGGGCACACCAAAATAAAAGGGGTCAGCCAAATGCAGCCCCCTGTCTATTAAATCCTGAATATTTTGTAGTTCTCTATTTGCTGTGATTACTCGTGCCATTGATCATATGCTCATGTAGTTTCTCTAAAACCTTATCAACCTTACCATCTACTTTATCTATCTTTTCTTCCATACGTTCCATTTGATGTTGCATGTGATTTGTTATATGAACTTCTACTTCTCTGATATGTTTATATAGTTTCCATGACAAACCAAGAACTGTGGCCATAACAGAAACCAAACCAATAATAGTAATAGTCATTAACCGCCCCCTCGTGAACCGGAGGCATCTGGAAAAAATGATCTCCACAGGTTTGCCCCAGACAGTCTTCTACCAAAGTTTGCTTGTTTTTCTTTTATATAAAAATCCAACCCACCAGTGCCAGAGGTATAAGTGTAGCGCACCCTAATAAACGGTGATTTAATGTTTATGAATTGCAGGGTATCTGTGCTAGCAGCACCGGCAACAGAAATGCCTGAACATTGATAACCATCAATATCATTGTGTTGTACAGTTTTCCAATTTGTACGATTCCATGATTCCTGAAGCGTAATAGTACCATACCCATCACCTGTCCAAACAAACTGAACAGCAACGAAGTTGTACTGAAGCCTATAAGCATTAGAAGTTTGGTTTTGGTTTAATACAAAATATCCGTCTGTACTATCTGCTATTTGTGTTGCCATTAATCACCTTTTAGAAAAGGGGCACAGAACCCTTATGTGTTAACTGTCCTTTGCACCCTTATTTCTGCCTCAGCGTCTTCTCCGCCCACTATCAAATAACTATTCCCTTTAAAGTTTTCCAATGATTTAAGGGTTTTCCACACTCCTATATCTACACATATAACACCATGAGCCCTGGCATCTTTAACATATGAAAGCAACAAATCAAAAATGTTAATTGAGCCTCCAGGTTTTACCATTACATCTACTAAATCAAAAACTCTAATATCCCAACAGTTATCAAATATTTCATCAGAAAATGATGATACTATAAGTTCCCACACATCATCTGTAACGGCTATCTCCACATATTCGGACATATTATAATTTACATACGATACAATTAAATCTGATATATTAAGCATTAGTATCCGTCCCCGTAGGCATCCATTGCATACCCATAAAAAGAATGGATTGGATCACCATTGTCATTTTTAAGCGCATCTGGTAAATCAGCAACATACCTATAATATCCGTCGTTTATTAAAACCACCTCATCCTCTTCTAATAGGATAGATGAGTACCATTTTCCATCACTTCCTAAAACCGCCTTTTTCTCATCAATTTTATATGGTAAAAATATATGTTTCATTTCATCCTCTTATGGTAGATTATATCCATCGTAAAAAGTAACGTCACCAATTATCCCAGAAGAGTTATTGGCGCCATCAACATCGGCATTTATATCTAACACATCAATTCCAGATGACATAATTCCAGAGTCATCTGTGCCATCGGCAACTCCATTTACATATAGTGAAGATTGGTTGTTTCTTAAGATGGTTCTGATTTCATGCTCATAACCATCATTAACATCATCGTCACCCGTAATCAGTATTGTGTTTACCCCTCCCTCAAACACATCGACTTCAGCAAAGTTACCATCTGTGTTTTTCGTAGCTGCCATATCACTTCCAGCGTCTCCATCACTAATGGTAACCATATATCCATCAGCTTTGTTATATCCATCTGGACTCATAAAATCGTGAACCATAGTTACATAACCATCTGGCAATTTGGAAGATATGTCATATGATAATGTATCGGCAGTTCTTGTCGTCGTGGAGCCTCTTGAAATAATCGGTGAAGAGGGCAGGCCATTTGTTCTTGCCTCTAGTTGTGGACACCACACATAACAACACAACTCGCTTGCCCCTTGCCAGTCATCATCGCCATCAGCATTAGCGGCATGTATTTCTATATTTTTACTTTCAGCCGCATTAGAGGTCCATGTAAAATATGCTCTCCACCAATCATCACCTTTCTTTTGTATTCCATACCCATCCACGTTAGAGGTGGCACCAACAAAACCAGTGTTCATATTAAAATAGGCTTCTGGTGCATTTGATGTTGCGGCGAATTTCATTTTTATCCAGTTTTTGGCACTTGCTTTTCCAAATACAGACAAAACATAACGAGTAGCATCTGCTACTGTTGCTTCCAAATATGTATAGTGCGTAGAGTCATTTGTGTCTGCTGTTAAACTTGTTGCTCTATTTGTAGCGCTTTCGGAATGGTTAATTGTTTGGGCGTAAGGAGCCTCTCCCGCTTGAGCTAACGTGATGTTACTTTCTGTCCAATTTCCATCAAGCTCTTCGGCATAAGTAACCAAGTTTTCACACTCTTCCTCTACACAGACTCCATATGAGTCAGTCTCATCTCCCTGAAGCGCCCTACACACCCTTATCCATCTTGGACCCACTTCAAAATATTTCGAAGCACCATCCATGGTTTTTTCCAACACAGCATCAGAGGTCCTTGTTCCAGTATTTGCATATCCGTCAGCAGGACTATATGTAGAATCAGGAGCAGTTCCAATCAACAAAGCAAATCTCTCTTTAGCTATTACAAGAGCCTCTGCCACGCCATCAGCACCAGCCTGCATCCAACCAGGATGCTTCCATATACGAACTGTGGCTATATATGAGGAGTCTTGAACTGCCCCATCTTGTGATCTGGCTCCAATTGCAAAATAAGCATCTGGGTTTGTGATGGAGGCAGAGCAACTTGATAAATCTCCAGTTGCTACAGTTGAACCATTTTCTATTTGTGTATAACAATTGGTACTAGCCTCATCGCGGTTGACAAACATCATTACATGCCGCCAAGTATAAGGGCCGCTTGATGTTCCTGCGTTTGCGGCCGCAGGACCAGTATCTAACTGTAATTTTATACGGCCATCAGGACCATAACACTCTGCCTCCCAACCCTGACCGCTATTGGCATTAGCTCTTCTTCCAAATGGATAGCCATAAGATGCTTGCCCTTTTTCTTTTTTATATACAAATTCTATAACAAAATCATCAGTCCCAAGATCGCCGGCAGTATAATCATCAGCAACATATATCCACTTGTTTGAAGCATCGCCGCCATAAAATCTCACAGATTCGTGGCTATCTAATCCTGGGTAGCCCTGTCCGGTAGTTGGTTTCGTGCCCCCACTACCAAACTCCAAAAGAGTTAAATTGGGACCATAACTGTCAGTAGGCGTCCAAGTAGGATCCCCAGCATTTACACCATCATAACATATTTCCGGCCACTCGCTGTTACTGTTCATGGTTAGTTTTAATGGTAGTTGCGAAATACCACCAACATTAAAAGGAACCCTATAAACTATGTCGCCGTAATCTATAACATCAAAAGTCCATTGTTCAGTAAAACTGTTTCCACAATAATCATCAGCATATGCATCTACAGTAACAGTTGCAAGTGCATCAAAGTTATCTGTTTTATCTAGACAAATGTGCCAGCCGCCAGAGATCTCATAAGCATCAGAGTTGCTTCCATCATATGGAGATACAAAAGTATTAACTGCACCCTTAAATGCCCAAACACCATCGACATAAGCATCTATATCTTCTCGCCCAACACCATAATCATCTACAACATCGAAGTGTATCAAATAACTCTGATGGTTTTCATCCGTGTTCCCACCAGGGTAATATCCATCGAGCCAAGGCTCGGTGGAATCTATGGACACAGTTTTTCTTTCTCCCATTTGGTTTCCACATGCATCTTGAGCATATGCATCCACATATCCTGAAGAAAAACTATTATCATTCTGTAGTATATGTACTCTGTAACCATCTGTTATGGCAGAAATGGCACCAGTGTATGTTCCTTGGAACGATCCCTGATAAACAGCAAGCGTACCGTCTAGATAAGCATCAATTGTATCTTCCCTAACTGCGTTCTCTGTGTCTGTAACATCAAAATAGAACGATACATTGTCACAATGGACCCCAGAACTTGGATGATATCCATCGATTGATGGAGCAGTATAGTCTATATTAAATGTCCACTGATCCCATAAATCATTATCATAACTGTCCATAGCATAAGCATCGACCGTAACCGGAGAGGAGGCATAGGTACTAATGTTATCTATGACTACAGTATAACCGTCTGCATCGCCAACACTTGTGGCAGTTATAGAACTTGATGCTCCGTCATAAGCATCAGCAAAGACACCCTTTCTAACTGCCCAATAACCATCAACATAAGCATCAATGGAATCTTCTTTTACATAGTTGCAGTCATCTAATACATCGAAAGATATTAAAACATCTGGGCATGAGTAACCAGACGCAGGAGAGGTATCTGCTAAATATGGGGCGGTAGTATCTACTGTAAAACTCCAAGAATCACTAACACTATTTCCATAAGCATCGTCTGCAGCAATTTCTACAGTGATCTCGCCAGAGTAAGAAGAGGTTGCGTCTATTGTGATTCTGTAACCATCATACTCACCAACACTTAGTGGTGCTATAGAACTCCCAGCACCGTCATAACCTGTTTTAAACGACGTGCCGTCATATGCCCAATCACCATCGACATAGGCGTCAATGGTATCTTGAGCAATAAGACTATCGTCTACAATATCTATTACAATATTAACATCTGGATCTGCACATAGAATTCCATCAGCAGGTTTGTTATAATTAACAAACGGTGCCAGATATTCTACGTAAGCATCTGCAACAGCCCATTGATTTGGATAAATCCAGACATTATTACCTGGGTTTTTAAGTGTTAGTTTCGCATAAAATGGCATATCTTAGACCTTCGTATGAATATAGAAATTAAGACCACCTGTTCCAGATGTTCTTACATATCGAACCCTTAGCCACGGCAATGCCGTGTCAGTATCAAACACATGATTTACATCAGCACCAGATGTTACATCGTAGCCATCTTGTAAATCGCCATTAACATCCTCGTAATTTAAGTCTACCCAGTTGGACCTATTACAAGACCCCTGGATTGAGATTTCGCCGACGGCATCCGTATTATCCACGACCACCTGCACAGCACATCGTGCGTGATGTCCGATGCTAATATCGTCAGATGTTTGAGATTCATCTAAGGTCATATAGCCATCAAAAGCTTTTAAAATTCTATTACCCATTGATTAGCTCCTTTTACCTTTCCACACGTAATATGTAAGACCGCCCGTACCTGATGTGGATGTATAGGCTAGCTTGGCCCATGATGAAATAACCGGCGTAGAGAGCAACAGGTTGCTATCCACACTATCTACATCATAACCATCTGTTAGGGTTTCTGTATCACCATTAACAGCGAAATACCCATCCACCCAGTTTGTTCTGTCATTAGACATTTGTAACTTCAACGTGCCGACGGCATCTGTAATAGTCATTACTGCCTGCACCGACAAAACATCTGCATGCCCGATAGCAATATCATCGGATGTTCTATCTGCGTTCATTACAAAATATCCATCAAAATCTTCTTGGATTTTACTCATTTAACCTCTCCTATGATAGAGTTTTATTTACCTGTTGCATCGGGGTTTGTACCGGCTTGATGTTCAGTTTTGACTTACTCCCAGATGCCGCTTTATTATATGATTCCTGTATTTTAAGTGTTAATTTGCTATCTTTTTTACCAAGCAGTTTTTCAAAATACTTCTTGGTTTTATGGTCAAGTTTTTCTTCACGCAATGCGCGAGCCATCTCATCAAGTATTTGTCTATATAAAGGATATTGTAGAGTTTTTAAGACTATTAAATCCTGCTCCGTAACCTTGTGCGCCAGCAGCCTTAAAATAGATCGCCCAGGGTTTTGAACAGCATTTAACATTTTACTAAAACTCGTCCTGTTACCAGTGGCCGCTTGTTGCAAAAGCATAAGCCGATTTTTCTGCATGAGCGCCAGAGCAGCCGCATCATCCTCTGCAATACCAGCGTTTGTATAACCATTAAATGCTGCCTGTTGGTAGCTATTTAAATCAAACCTTAAAAGGTCATCTTTTATTTTCGCATAATCACTTGAGTTAACTATTGTAATTGCTGTTCCACCAACCATTTTTTTAAACGCACTAACTTCTTTTGTAAAACTAGTTCGTGGTTTACCCAACTCTTGCAACAACAGCTTTGTTCTTGGAAAACTTTTGCCAGCCATATGTTCAACGGCACGTGCCGCCACAGATCGCATGGCTTTTGAGCCGACTGTCAACCTCATAGCCATTGCGCCAATCGCGGCACCTGACAGGTCGCCAGAATACCCATAACCGGCCACACCACCAAGAATAAACCTGCTCACTCTTTCTTTTGCAACACTTGTAAAAATACTCTCTGTTGTTTCTTTAACGGCAGCAGCAGTACCCTCAATAGATTCGTTGACTAACTTTAGCTCTTTTGTAAGATCGTCTACATTTTTCCGTGCTAAATCCACGGTGGCTTTTGCTACCGCCTCGCTTTTTATAGCATCGGTGGACTGCCTAAAAGATGTTGCCGTTTCCTCGCCAAACGCCGCTTTTGTATATAGATCCGCTGTGGATTTTTGTGAGCTAGCCGTAGCTTCTGCAAGTTTCCCTTCAGCAACCGCCAGGTCATCACCCAGTGTACCTTTTTTTGAAATTAAAGCATCTCTACTTTTTTGTAGCTGAACTAGCTTCCTTTCTTCTGTTAAAACTTTAGGACCATATTTAACCAACGCCCCCTTTCCTGCCCTAAACACGGCTCCTGCCCCCATTAATAAACCAGCAAAAGCTGTGTTTATTGCAACGGACTCAGCCACAGTGCCAACAGAGAAGGGTTTATCATGTATTATTACGTCTTCGGCAGCTTGGTGAACTCCCATGGCAGCACCCTCGCTGGCAAGCACAGATGCCACCCTAGCTGCCTTTGCGGCTCTGCTACCTTCAGCAGCTGCCTTTACCGCCGCCGTTGTTATGTCGGCTCCCCTTTTTGCCAGGCCCCTTGCTATAAACTTCTCGGCAGTTAACGCTGCAGCTTTTGCACCAGCTTTTCCTGCAAGAGACACAGCACCACCCGGCATAACATAACCACCTACCGTTCCAACCAAAGATGCTGTTGGGTTTGCCACCTCAAGACCTTTTCTAACTCTTTTATATGCCTCTTCACCTACAACCTTTTTACCTATATAATCACTCAAACCAGCCGTAGTTGCTGACGAAAAAGCAAGCCCTGCCGCCGTCCAAGGAGACTCTTTATATTCTTTCTCCATTTTATCAGCAACCAGTTTTTGTCGCCGCTGATCGTCATCGGCGGGTATAACTTCCCCTGTAGCCAACAGATCTCTTGCCTCGTCTTCTGGTAAAGAAAGAATCTCACCACTCTCATTGATAACTGGCACAGTACCGTTATCATTGATTACATATCTTACAACATCAGGGTTGCTTTGTGTTTTTACATCCTCTAGTTGCTCTAGCGAGGAAAGATCTTTTTCAGAATCAGCCATTATTGTACCTTCAGGGGTTTATATCCCCACATTTTAGCGTCTCTATTATATCTTCTAGCTACCCTTGTAGCAAGGTCCCTATACTGCTGCGCAGTGGCGTAGTGTCCTCGTGCGTCATGATATCTGGCTCTTGCTATAAGGTTCGCACGCGTTCTTTGTGTAAAACCGCGAACTATCTCTCTGGCTCCAGCTTTTGTTCTAAAGGTTGTATCAAATCCTTTTTGCACACGCTTAAACTCTTCTGGTCGCACAGCCACGCCTGACAGCTCTTTTACTTTCTGAACTATATCCTGAACCTGATTTTGCATCCGCGCTCTTGTTTCGCCGCCACCAACCCAGGCTTTAAGACCGCCCTGCCACCTACCCTCTTGCTCGAACTGTTTAGAAACATCCATAAACCTCTCATAAACGCTATCTAATTCATATGCCGCCGCCAACCTTTTACTTTCTTCGGCATTTAGCTTCTCACTGGCTGAGGTTTTTGGAGTGGCAAAACGAACATTCTTGCTGCCACTAACAGTTCCAAGCACCTCTCTCGTGCCCTCTGTTTTGGTTACAGTTTTCTTTTCTGCTTTTAGTGAAGATATTTTTTCATTTAAAGCAAAAATAGAATCAGCAATCATTTTTCTACTATTTAAAAGCTGTGTCTTTTTGGCGACAACAGAAAGATTAACCTGAGACCAACGATATGCTGCTTCTGTCTGATTTTTCTGTGCAACATTTAACATATTCCAAAGCTGGTTCCTTTCCGCTGCTGTAAGCTCAACTTGTCTTAATTTGTTGGAAAAATTCTGCTGCTGTATTTTTATATCCCTATCTATAGCCCTTTCTATTGCTGGGGCCAGAGTTGGTTTTGTTTTGTTATATCCAGCAGCGAAACCATCTATTGCCGAAGCAATTATCATCATTACTTTTGAAAAAGACCCCATTCTATTAAACAATCTGTCTGGGTCGATATTTATATCACTCAACTCTTTTTTAGCTGCACGCAGCTCCCTTGAAACATTTTGAAAATCCCTATATATAGAATCGCCTCGTTCACCCCAACGCTCTGCATATTCTTTAAACATATTTTCCCACGTTTTGGCCGACTCCTCAAGACCTTCATATACAGCATTAACTTTTCCCCTTTGCAAATCATACTCAGCCTTTTGTTCTTTCCCATACCCTTCCATTCTCGCAACATGCTCTGGGTCTGTTGGTGTTATAACAGTTGAGGTTTGACTTGATTCAAGTTTTTTGACAACTGGTTTTGACCATGAGGAAGAGACACCTGCAAGCGCAGGACCATCGCTGCGCTGTTGTGGGGAACCGGACTTTGTCCCCTTCCTTAGAACAGTACCGGTCGTCGCTTTCGATACCGGAGTTCCCTTTAATGACTCTAAATAAGCTTTCTCTTTTTCTAGATTTTTATCAAGCTCAATGTGAACCTCAAAGTCGTCATTTTTAGCCATTGTTTTTTCAAGAGTGGCGATTTTCTTCTCTTGTCTTTCAATATCGGCGCGCTTCAAGGCTTCGTTTTTGGCAATTTGTTGTTTTCCAGATGCCATTACTCACCTCCCTCAACTTTCTTTAGCCGTTCATGAAGATGAGCCAAAGAAGCCATCACAAGTGGATTAAACTTATCTGGTCTTGTATCAAGCATTTTCATTCCCGTTACAGGATCATTGGTAACCATATCACTACCAAGATCAGATTTCTCTACATCATCTGCATATACTCCGGTACGTGCGCCGTTGGCGCCCATCATTGAAGCAAATGGTTCTTTATATTTGAATTTTACGGCTTTCATTTTATCAAGGAAATCAAAAACATCTTCTGCTGTCATATTCTCTTTTGTTTTCTCATCAGAGAAAAACTTATTAGCGGCTGCCATCGAAGAGTTTTTTGGTGGCCCCCAAAGCGATGTAATCCAAGGCCCTGCAGCCTTTGGGCTCATATATGTAGTTTTTGTTGGCTGCCCAACACCAAGGCCTTTTAATAAGTTTCCAAGACCTTTACCAGCGGCCGTAAGACCACCAACGCTATTCAACAAATTGCTTTTTTCCTGTTCGGCTGCAAAAGCACCAGGTGGCTGCTGGAAACTCATCTGATTCATCCCACTAGGACCGACAGGTCCGCCTTCAGCCAAAGTCATTTGACCTTCAATTTCTGGCATCTGAGCGCTTGGGTCAACACCAACTTTTGCTGCCATTTCTGGCATCTGTGCCTGTATCATTCCTGGTTTTACACCCAACCTTGCGCCAAGTGATGGCATTTGTGGTGCTGGAGGTGGCTCAACCCCAGTAAACATCGGAGTCTTTGAAGCCTCTTGAAGCATGTTATATAATGGCATGTTTCCTGACATTAAAGCATCTTTACACGCCTCGCCAGAAAAAGTCAACCCACCAAGTTTTCCAAGATTTAACCTCTTCTGCTCTTCAACTAACGCCAACGGCGACGGTTTTATAGGAGCAATAGGTGCCAGAGGAACTGTGGGAGCCTTAGGCATCGTTTGAATCGCCTGCCCTAAGTTCTGTATATTAGAAACATTTTTTAATAACGCTGGCGGGACTGTCATTTGCGTATTAATAGCCTGTCCTAAATTTTGAATATTAGATAAATTTTTTAAATATGCTTCTGGAAGTTGGGCTGGTACACCTTGATTTATAGCACTGGCTAATCCCAGCACATTACTAGCATTCCATGATGGATTCCATCCTGCTGGACTATATTCTTTGGCTTTACTTAGATCAACAATTTGGTCTTTTAGACTATCACCATAATATGGTTTGTTGATTTTGTCTAGAAGGTCTTGATCTAGGTTACCAATCCATTTATTACTTGGGTCACCACCAATCCATGTACCACCTTTCCAACCCTTTGCTGTGTCGGGAAGATTAATACCACCACCTTCAGTTCCAGCACCCTGATTTTCAAAATGGCTTCTCCATTGGTCTAATATGTTTCTACCATATCCTCGTGCCAGATCCATTGCACCCGATTCCTCAGGCGTTGGGTTGTAAGGCTCAGCGCCATATTTCTTTTGAAACCAGTCCCAAGATGGATATGGAGATTCTTCTGGCTGATATAAATAACGAGGGTCTCTCATTTTCCATCTATCTGGGCCAACAATATCTGGACCAAGTAGATTTTCTCTATTTGTTCTTAATGCTGGTCCTAGTTTATCAGCATCCCATGTCCCAATGTTTCTTGGATTGGTTAAATCCTCTATTTTCTTAATATCTAGGTTTCCACTTAAACCAGATAACTGGCTTTTACCAGCAAAATCCCTATCAAACTGCCCAGGTTTCATAGATGGAAGATTAAAAGTATCCAATCCTGCAGATGCTCCACCACCAAAACCAGAGGTTGGAAGTTTTGGCATTGTTGTAAAATCCAATCCTGCAGATGCTCCACCACCACCGACTCCCATTGGGGGTCTAATACCACCAGGTCCATCTAATGTTGGGGCTGCTGTTGGAGAAGAAGAAACTCCCATTGGGGGTCTAATACCACCAGGTCCATCTAATGTTGGTGCTGATGTTGGAGCAGAAGAAATAGCAGGTTTTTGTAGTTCTGGGTTAGTTCCACCAGGTCCTACTCTTTCTGGTGGCGAACCTCCTGAAGAAACAGCAGGTTTTTGTAATTCTGGATTAATTCCACCAGGTCCTACTATCTCTGGTGGTGCCCCTCCTGAAGAAACAGCAGGTTTTTGTAGTTCTGGATTAATTCCACCGGGTCCCACTATCTCTGGTGGTGCCCCTCCTGAAGATCCTAAACCACCTTTTGCAGCGGCTTCTAATTGATTATATAAAGCATAATCACCCCTAGCCAAAGCATCTTTGCATGCTTGACCAGAATAAATCTGATCCTTGGTTCTTTTATCAGAAAATAAACTCATCAATCCACCAGCCAACCCACCAATACCACTGATGACCCCACCCCAGTCAACACCTGGCGCATCAATACCATAAATGGCCCTGATGGCATTATCTATAGCAGTCTGTTCCTGTGCGATTAAAAGTTTATATAATTCTTGTTCAGCGGCTGATTGAGCATATTTATCACCAAGACCCATCTGTTTGTATTGCATCGCCAACTGCTCTTTTGCTAATTCAAACTGGCGCCACTGTTCTTCTTGTGCCGATTCTTGATTAAATCTGGCAAGATCTTGTTGCATCATTTGACCAGCCTGCTGAGCATACTGTTGCATTGCTTCCCGTTGTTCTTGAGATCGCGCAATCGATGTTTGTGCACCAAGATCAGTCATACCTGTACTAAGTGCTTGTGCTGCGGCGCGCGCACGAGCAGGATCAAAAGCACCAGCAGTTTGAGAAGCCATCATTGCTGCCATTTTTTCTCTTTCTAGGTCTGCTTGGCGGGCAACAATTGAATCTTCACCTTTAGCCAATACGCCCATTTTGTTAAGCATATCTCTTTCATTCTGGCGGAGAGTTTTCATCTGCTCACGAACCGCTGGAGTCCATCTTTCTTGATTTTGCATGGTGCGGGCTCTAACCACATCTTCTTCCCACGGGCCACTAATACCTTGTCTAATTCTCCAAGCGTCTGGATCAATCTGTTGCTGGTGTAGTTTTAAATAACCAGCAAGTTCCACAGCCTTGGCGGCATCCGCTGGTAACGAAATGTTACCAAGCATATCGCCTACATGGGCGGCAGCGTATTCTTCGGGAGACTGCCCAGCATATTTACCCCACTTTTTACCTTTTTCTATCCATTCATTATATTTACTATCTGAAACCCCCAGGTGTGCAAATGGATTGGTCGCAGCAGGAGTATTGTCTTGCTTTTGCCCGGTTTCTTTAGGGTAGTTCTGTTGTAACCAGGTATTTAAATCTCCAGGCGAACCAGCATCCTTCCAAGCCTGTTTTGCTGCCTCATAACTAGGATCTTTGTTTCCATATTGATCAACCATTTTTACGCTCCGTTAATTGTTTTCCCGTTTTTTACTCTTACAGACTCATTCTCAACTCCCACCAAGAATGCTATAGAATTTAAATCCCAGCCAGCATCTGCTGTACCATCAATACCATATTCTTCCACGGAAATTCTAATAGAAGAACACCTTGGATATCGTGGGAATATTTGTAACACATAGTGCTCTCCATCAAATGAAGAAGAGCCGTTTGTAAAATATTGTGTATGATCAAAAGCAGTTATAGCATCTGAATCAAACGTCTGGACATCAGAATAATAACCATCATAATCGTAGCCAATTCTGACCCTTAGTTTATGAGCAGATACCTTTTGTCCGATTAAGAAAATACGATATACTCTCTGGTAGCCGCCAATGTTTGAAAAACTAAACCAACCAGAATCAATTCTAGAATATACATTTGTAGAATCATCCGTATATGAATCTGTATCTTCTTTCCATAAATATCCCGAAGAATCCAGCCAGTATGTATTATCTTTGATATATGCCGCAGATACACACTCTCTGTTGGTCCAAAGGGACCATTTATTTTTGTCCCAATTATATACCAACCCATAGCCATCGGTATAGAATTTTACAAGATTATTAGGGTTATCTTTTCCAGTTCCTTTAACAGTTAATGAATCTGTATAATGTACAACTGGATCACCAACTGATGTTAATTGTAAACTATTATCCAACAACCAAATGGCATCTGCCGCTTGGAACATTATGCCGTTAGGAACTTGTACAATAGAATGTTTGTTGGCACAACCAATGTTTGGAGAAACCAAATATGGAGAAGTAAAATTATTACCTCTGCCCGTAGAGTCCAACCCCTGACCTTCTGTAGCATATATTCTATCATTTTTAAAGATGATAAGTTTATCTAGCAACGCAGCGAGTGCTATGATTTTACCACCAGCAGAATCGCATGTAATTAACAAACTATCAGAATATCCTGGACCAGAAACACTGCTAAACTCTTTCGTATAATAGACTCTAGTTTTACTGTGTTCTCTATCTACATAAAACAACCTGTTTTGGAACACCGTAGCAATTTCACAGTTATATGGCTGCGCATTAGGTAACACGTTGCCAGTAGTATAGATTGCCTCATTATAGGAAATCTCATCATCACCTATTGAGTCTGTATATGTAACAGTAGATGCTGTGGTATCGTTATCCACTGTTCCGATACGATAGAATCTAGTTGTTGGGCCAACTTTAGTTCTATAAACAGCAATCTGTACATTTTCTTTTCTAGTAAATGTTAAAGTTGGGCAAACAATAGTAACTTGTTGATTTGGAGATGCTGTTGTAACCTCACCAATTTCTGGAGAAGGATAGCTGCGATGACGCACTCCTCTGGAGTCGGTCCATTCATAAACTAATAAATAGTGATATATGCCCTCTTCTAAACCAGATCCAGAAGATGCTGTTAAAGAAAAAGGCTCAGGATATTGTAGGAACCCTGCCTCGTGGACACGAGAATCATCTAACTCGTATGGACAAGCATTTGCTATAAACAAACCATCTGGAAGTTCTACAACATTAGGAAAACCAGTTAAATTAGATTTGATTCTCAGCCGTCTAATCTGATATAAATCTTTATTATCCAGGCTATTATCATCATAGATCAGATTATTCATTCCTGTTGTGAACTCATAACCGTCATTAATATCATCAACAAGTTGTAGTTGTGGTAATATATTATAAGCATCAGGAGTAGAATCTACTCTTGCTGTGCCAACAAATGATTTTCCTACAACATTTTGATCTTTATCCATCCATAATAACTCATCTTGAGTCCCGTAAGAATATCCCCAGGATTTAGTAAACACACCATAATAATGATGAGTTGTTAAACCCTCTCTGGCTATTTCTGTAGCAAGTTTTGCTCTTTCAAGAATTTTATTAGGACCAACTTTAGAACCAGTTCCCAGCGTGTTCGTATATGTAGATTTGTTAATATAGGGAATGTTCGTTGAGTTATCATTCCAGCAAATATACAGATCAGACTTATAATCTGTTTTAGCCACGCCACCCATGGTTAATACATAACCATCAGCAGAATCATTTGTATCTACTGCAATTGGAGAGCCTTTTTGTGTTAGGTTGTAATCATAATGGCCACAATATACGTTTGTAGTTCCGCCCTCTTCATATTCTGCCAAGATGCCAAAATAGCCGTCTAGATCGTAGTTTTTCTGTGGAAAAAGAGAAATAGATCTTAAACTTGTGCCGCTGGCTGTCATCCATACAGTTGCCATATTATCATATGTTGTGGAACCACCAGCAAGGTCCAAGAGTACTATGCCATATCCATCATTTCTGGGATATGCTAAAATTGTATATGGATTCCATTCATTCTTCCATGCTACAGTTACATCAAACTGAGGTCCTCTATCTTGGTGTGTTAAATGAGCATCATAAATGGGTCCAGGACCCTCAATTGCTCCTGTTTCTGGATGTATTGCACCACCATAAAACCAACCATTACTTTTTCCATAATAAAAACTAATTCTAATATCACCAATTTGTACGATTTTACAGAAAGCAATGTGTGATAACCCAGTTTCACACTCCACAGAATCAAGCCTAATGCCTGTGACTTTATCAAATGTTTCAACATATATGCCATAAGAATCATTGTCTACATCATAAGTTGTATAACTTACAGAAATAACATTAACGGATTCTGCCTGGTCACAATAATACCACAAATCTTTTCTTGAGTGGCCAACACCGTAGGCGTCTATATCCAAAAACTTAGCAGAGTTATTATATGTTCTGGAATAAAATGCACCACTTGCATCTGTTGGGGTTGTGGCTATGCTGTCTCCAACAACAATTGGGTTCCCCTGATATGGAGCGACATGGGTGTCAGTAAAAGTTTCATCTGATATGACTTTCTCTGAGCCATATCGTTTTGACATTGCCCCTTCGCGATTATACATAGTATCCATTGACCTAACCACACCAGGATTAAGTTTAGGATCTACATCTGTATTCATTGCCTGAGAGCCCAACGGAATGGAAATTAGTTGTTTTTGTATAGGCATTTATCGCACCCACTCTGTGGTACTAACTGCAACATAAATTTTAGTACCATACGCTGTAGTTATCGTATCACTTGTAGAACCATTAATAGTTTGGTTACCACCTGGCTTGATGGTAATGGTATTGGTCGAAGAGGTAGAGTTTACAACTGTAATCAACTTACCAACATCCTCTCTGCTGATATCTGGAAGAGCAACCGTAAAGCCTTCTTTTGTAGGATCACAAATAACAAGATCTTCTAGTGCAGCATTATATCTTTCTGTCTGTATTTCTGTAGGATTGCCAATATAAAATGGCAGGTTTTCTAGTTTATTGATTTCTCTATCCGTAGCATCCATTATCTTTTGTAAAGATGGATCGGCGGTGGAAATCCTATTTAACGGCATTACCACCCCCAGCCAGGATATTTTTTACTTGATCTTCTATAATCCACAACAGTTTTTGGTTTTCCAACATCAAGGGCAACACTCTTGAGAATTCTATTTTCTACTTCTTGTTTTTTAGCCAAAAAATATGATGGGTCTTCTTTATCTAGGCCAAGTAGGTCTGCACAAACCTGATAAACAATCCACTCATCCCATCCATTAACTGTGTCAATATTTGTAGAGTCATCCCACTCTTCTGCATATGGAACATATTCTATTCTTACTGTGCCGCTCCATGATGGTGTTGGATGAAACCATATTTTCCCATATTGGATATGATATCTGGTCCATTCTTTTTGTTGGGCGTAGGTATAGTCGTATCTCTCATCCCAATTATATCTTTCAAGTATAGAATAACCATCTGGCATATCATTATCTTGTACTGCTACACCCATACACACCTTAAAATCAGATGGCAAATTATATGATCTTGTGCTGGCGGTTACTGTTATATCAGCCTGTTTTACATATCTTTCAGGCTCAGCTTCAACAAGCAAATCCCATAAATGTGTCCAAGCACCATCAATTAAATCATCAAGATTGGCATTCGTTGGTCTAACCGTAGATGGACGGTCGGCTTTTAATCTTATTTTAGATCTAATATCAGATCTTGTTACTGTCCGAGCCATAAATTTACCTCACAGCCAAAAGGGAGGCAAAGCCTCCCCTATGGTTATTCTTCTTCGTCTTGACACACATAAACGAAATTCTTAAGCGCTTGTCCTAATCCCTCTGCATCTTCATCTTTAATACATGCTAGAATTTCTTCTGCCATATCAGTCCACTTGCTACCTTTTCCCTCTTTCTTCATCTTAGTGCCAATTATAATGGCTAGACCTTTAGGATCTTTTTTCATGTAACCCTCCTTAACCCTGTTCACTCGTCTTAAGGAAGAATTGCAGATAAGCAGTCTGATTGATAGGCAGTTTTTGGGTTCCGCCCTGGAAAAATTGGATCTGCAGATATCCATCTTGATATGCATCTGCCGCACCAACTTCAGAACTTCCACCTAAGAAATCTTGATCTTTAATTAGAACAACATCATAACCATCGCCATTCTCTGACGCTGTAGTGGTGCCATTAAAACCTACGATATCGAGATAACGATTGGTAAACTCAATACGATATACACCAGTCTTTGCTGCAGCATTTAATTGAGTTACGCCATCAATACCACGAGCCGAATAAGACGAAACCGCCCCACCTACACCAAAGTTAACCTTAGCAAATACTGCAGTGGTTCCCGGCGCTGTTACATAGAAAAATTGCTTTCTATTTCCAAATTCTACTTTAGTTCCTGACATTTTAATACCTCCGAGCCCCTCATATTAGAGGATACTATTTAGTTTTTAACTCAAAATTAAACCTCTCCCCCATGTTTCAGAGGGAGAGGTTTCTTAAACTTACAAACTGATGCGTGCGTTTGCACCCGGATTCCTGCAGCCGAGGTTGGCATAGGAACCAACACGACACTCGAAAGTGTCCTCGTTGTAGACCGCGCGAATCATCAAACCATCTGGCTTAATGATATGGACAGGATCAAGCATGCTGCAAAGCACCCAAGTATCCATGGTTAGGAGCCAAACGACAGTACCCTGACAGAAAGTAGAAGGAATGCACTTAATGGTTCCACGAGGACCGATAATGTCACAACCAGTGAAACCACCAACAGCCTTTCCACCCTCATCACGCTGAACCTTCGAACCAAGTTCGTTGACCAAACGCCTGTAGGTACCATGACTCATAAGGGCAACATCGGGACGAGCCGCACTCTCGCGAGCGAGACGAGCAGCAGCACCAATGATTGATTCCTCGATTGCACCAGCATTACCCGTGTAACGAAGACCAGCCAAACGAGTAGGATCGCTGGAACGATCTACGCCGAAGAAAGAATCTCCACTAGATGGGGCTGTGCTTGGTAGCCAAGAATCGAGCCCAGAGAGCTTGTTAGTATCGCTTGCACTGTCATAGTCACCTTCAGTGAAGAGGTAGTCACCAGCATATGCATCACATTCCGCTGGAACGGTAGCATCGAAAGTAACAGTACCAGCATCACGGTCGACGGCTGAAACAGTACTTGAAGAACTTGAGCGAAGAGCAGAGGCTGTGGTATCAGCCGCTACAACTTCCTGACCAACATAAAAGTTGACGATATCGTCAGCATCGGTCAGTGTGATGGTTTGGTTACCATTGGATAGTGCCGAAACAACACCAATAGAACCTGCACGATCACGGAAAAGGCTGGACTCAAGGTCATTGGAAAGACGGCCAATAGCACCATCTACCTCAGCCTCAAGACCATCAAGGAACGCACCCTTGTCGTTACGAGAACGAAGAATAGCGTCATTGGTAATTCTAGCAACAGCGTAGTTCTTCTTGGTATCAATCTGGAACTGCTGGAAAGTGTTGCTAAGAACATTGGTCTGTGCAGTACTTACAGTAATTGCACGACCTCCACCGTGTTCAACACGAAGTGGGAGTGGGAAAATAACACCAGAAAACTGTTGCTTTTTCACCATCGAAAGAAATGGACGAGACCACTTATCATAAGCAACCTGCGCCACCTTTTGTCCTGAGTAAAGCTCTTTCAGGACAGCATCTAAACTAGTTGCATCTGCTTTTGCCATAATATTTTACCCCCTTAGGTAATTTTGTTTTTTTGTTTTAGGTTTTTCAGGAGGTAATTTTCTCATATATACGTTTTTCTTATTTCCTGAATTATTTGTTGTCTTCCAACGCCTGATATAGTTGCCAGGCTCTTTCACGTCTAGCTTCAGCACTGTCATCTTGTGGTGTTGTCTCTGCCGCAAGATCGTTACTTAAAGTTACTTGTTGTTTCTTTTCTACAGCCACCTTGGGTTCTTCTTTTGGCAGCCTGGACTTTATCTTATTTATTTGCAGATATTGACCTACTCTATTTCCATATTGTTCTTCTAAATCTGCTTCAACATGATCAAGAATCATATCCATTTGTGGTATCTGACCCGTATCATTAAAAATGTGTTGTGCTACCTGTAGCACGTATTGGTAAGATCCCTCACCCTTTAAAGCCCCGATAAGCTCCCATTTATCTCCTGAGTCTGTAATAACCTTATCGAGCCACTGGAGCTGTTGTACATATTGGCCTTCCAATTCTTTCTGTTTTTTCTCTTCTTCCAGTTGTTGTATTTTAGTTTCCAGTTCCTCAAGTTTTTTAAATCTTGGATCATCTTGTTTTTCTTCTAGAGGTTCCGAATCTTTTGACCAAATATCTAAAAGGTCATCTGGTAGAATTCCCAGTTCTTTTAAAGCAGCCGTAGGATCTTTTTTTGCCAGTTCTTTAATATTATCCTGCGGATTTTGCTGATGCTCTTTAAGAGCTTTTTTAAGTTGATAAATCTCTCTATCTTTCTGCACCAGTTGAGCATAAAATTGAGATTTGCTATCTTCTTTAGGCTCTTCTTTTGCTTCCTCCTGGGTTTGTACTTCCTGGTGTTCTGTTTCACTTACTTGAGTCTCTGTTTCTTCTGTTTTGGTTTCTCCTGACTCAACTTTCTTAGCATCAATTAATGCCTGGATCTCTGGATCAATTCCAGGTTCTTGCTGTTCTTGTGTCATGGGGTTCTCCTTTTATTTAAACGCCTCCTTGAGGCAATTTAGGTCCTTCTGGCTGTGGCACTGGTCCACCTGGTGCTATGCCTTCTGGTGCCGCTGGCGGCAGCATTGCCATTTGTGCTTCTTCTATTAAAGCGTTTGCTTCGTCTAGCCACCTTTCAATTAAATCAGTTTTGCTTGACCCAACACCATCAAGTTTCGCCCTGATCAAATAAGATACTCCAAGTTTTAAACCAAGCTCTAAGTTTTGGTATTTACTTGGCTCTATATATGTACCTTTTATTAGCATATGTTCAAATAGTGCTTCTAAGTCATCTATAGATGCATTTGCTAATCTGTTGTATTTCTCAAGGTCAGGAAAATCTAATAGTGATCTTGCTTCTTCTAAAGATACCATACCTGATTTAACCATCTCCACAATGCGTTCGAGGCGTCCTGAAGGGGAAGCCGGCAAAGAAGAGGCTCTGGTAACTTGCAATTCATATTGATCTTCTTCCATATCTACTTCTGACCATTTAATTTTACGGAACTTGTTATTTGACAAATATGTAACTTCTAGTTCTTCGTCGTTAGATGCGGCTTGTTTAATGGCACCCACGATATGTGTGGCAACATCAACAAAGAATTTTTCCCATGCTCTAGCAATTGGTGCAAAATTCTGCGTTTCAATGTCGTGAAACGTTCTAATAGCAATACCTGAATTTAGACCTGCTGGCTTCTGTGCGGCAGCAGACAGCATCGAAACTCTGGCAATTTCGAACGCTTTTCTATAAAGGTTTTCCAGATACTGAATTACTTGTGGACTGATGCCTGGTGGTGTTTCTACTCTAGGAGGAATCTGCCCTTCCCACTCTATGATTTTAGCGGGAGTGTTATCTCCCAGGAATTCGTCTGGGATATTTGTGCCCTTATGTTTTAGGATATATGGTACTGCTAACAGGTTCATATTATCTTGAACTTTTTGTACGACCTCATTTATCTCCATTTGAATTGCGGCTAGTTGTTCTCCCAGACCAACCCCATACCAGCCAAGAATATCGTCAGAAAACCTAATAACAACAAATGGAAGCGCTTCTGTCCATTCCTCGTCCAGCAAAACCTCATCACCAATAAGAATCATATGTCTGCCTGGCTTATCTTTACATGAGGTTCTCCAAGCCTCGGTTACTTCTATTACATCTTCTCCCAAACCTTTTTCTAGCGCCTCTGATGCTGATGGCGCGGCTTCTATTTGTTCAGATTTTGTTTTAAACATTTGTTTTAGTTTTGTTCTAGAAACGAAATCGGTTTGAAAGATCTGATCAATCTTGTCGCTGGTAGAAACTGTGCGGCAATCTACTTTAATTCTTGAAACATGAATCCTTTCTACTTTTACCTTATTTCCATCACAGAATATTTTTAATATTCCTGTACCACAAATGCAAGCATCACGAAAAGCAAGAATTGCTTTCTGATACACTTCTTCAGCATACACAACACCATCAACAAACTTTTCTAAGTTCTTTGCTTTCTCTTGTGTTTCTTCAAATGCGCCTGATGTGAGGAATTTGGCTTTCGGTTGGTGGGCTGTAATCTTAGCAACTACAGTATCTATACAAGAACGTAAAACATTATGTGTTAGCCAATTATCAGAAGCGTTGTTACTTTCTCTAAACTTATCTACAACTTTGGTAAACCACTCACCCGGAGAAAACCCTGCTATATACTTATCTTTGTACAGGGAAATGTATTTTGTCCAATCATGAACAAGACCAGTTTGGTCAGATTTTATAATACTTACTATCTCTGATACTTCTTTCCCCGCCTCTGCAACTTCCTTGTTTAAATACCAAACCATTTAATTTCTCCACCATGGTGTTTTATTTTTCTTCTTTTGTTGTGCCAACTCTTGTTGTAATATCCTTTCCTCTTCCGATAACTTAACTTCTGGTTTTTCTAAATATTGCCATGCATATCTGTAGGAATACAATAACGCGTCAGTTAAATGGTTATCAAATGCTGGATGTTCTTCCCTTTTTGCACCCTTATATAACCAAGGTAATTCAGACAGTTCCTTTATCAGTTCTATATTAGAATATTGACATATTTTAACTTTTCCCTTTAGAAAATCTGCGTTTATGGTCGCGATCCAATCTTGTTTCTTGCTTTTCTCGGCTGGAATAACATAACACCTGTGTCTTCTAGATAAGTCTTCTATAACCGTTCTGTTCTGAGAATCTGCTATTACAGTTAATGGTTGATATTTGTTTTGGAAAAACTTTATTGTTTTTGCTATGTTATCTGGTAACATTTCAGATTTCTTGAATGATTCTAGAACATATAAGTTTGAGTCATGTTTAGCCCAGCCTGAGATTGTAAAAGCACAAGCATCTACCCACCCAATATCGAGACCCAATATAAAAGTCATATTTTGTTTTGGGGCATCCATTATAAGATTCAATGGAGAGAACTTATAAACCATTAAAGATTCATCTTCTGTCCATAACCCAAGGTATTCTCTTTTATATTCTGCCGTATTCTTATAATCTGGATTAATTGCCAACTGCTCCGCTATCTCTGCTTTCCAAGCACCTACTGTATATGGGTTCTCGTCTGGTTTCCAATAATAGTAATCCCAATGTTTTGGAGGATTTGTGGTGATGTCATAGAACATCCCTGTCATGATTCTAGAGGGCGTGGAAACTAGGAGCAGTTGTCCTCGGGTATCCATTAAACAAGGCCACAGGACCGATCCAATTAAATACTGAAGCAAATCTGGATCAAATATGGCAGCCTCATCAATAGCAATTATATCATATGATGTTCCTCGCCACCTATCTGCTATATCTTTTGTGTTATCTGCACCTGCACACTCAATTAAAGATCCATTGGGAAATACTACAGTTAATGTTGTCTTGTTAAACTCTACATCTATCTTTTCACCATGCTCTTTCTCCCATTGAGTTATGATTTTTATAAGTTCTTGAAATGCTATTCTTTTTACATTCTTATATGTTAAAGCAAGCCATAAACAGTTGGTATTAGGAGTTTTTAAGCATGCTGATAGCATTTTAATAGCAACAGTTCTTGATTTACCATTTCTACGTCTGGTAAGTAGTGCTATTCTTCTGGAGGTAGAGTCTGCTACTTTTCTTTGGCATGGAGCCAAGGAATCTAGTAGCCTGGTAGGTAGGGTTCTTTTGTTAAGTTCGGCGAGTACTAGTTGAACAGGATCCATTATTTGAGTTCAGCCAGCGGCTCCTCTCCAAGTCTAACGCCTTTAATCTGACTAAATGGGATTAATTCAAATTGTCCTTTATTTTCCAACACTATGCCTATATTTTTATAAAAGTGTAGTTTAATTCCTCTGCACGAATCTCTGAAAACAAAACCCGATGCAACCATAGGCTGGTTTGGTAACACAATCTCTATTGGCTTTAAGTTATCAAATTTACTTCTCATTATATCTCCTTATAACTTTTCTAGATTCCACTTTTCTTTTAAATGATTACAGGCTATGGTCCAGTGTGTCACATATATTGCGCTATCAAAATTATCAAACACAACGTCCATCAACTGTTTTCCGAAACCCAACCTTCTATAACTATATTTGACATATACCCAGTGCAATTGTCTTTTTAGTGGTTCAGCAACAATATAACCAATAATCATCTCTGGGTCTTCATCCAGACATAGTACAAATATAGAAGATCTTTGAATTAAATCATTTTGTAAAGCACTTATTGCTTTTTCCATCCACTCTCTTGGCATTGAGAATGTTTGTTTTTCCAGCCAAGAACTACTCCAAGACTTTTTAATAAAAATAAAATCTAGGTCGCTAAACTCTCTTATTTTAACTTTTAGCATACTTATTCCTCATTATATATTACACCTTTCGGCAGTGGGTATATCCTATTTCTTAACCACTCTGGTGGAACAACCTGTACATTGAATACCCAATCTCTTGGATGTTTATCTTGGGGTACAAACACCTGACCCTCGCCATTAAAGAAATTGGTCATAAACTGAGAGAATGTTTCCGTTGGTTCCCCATATGCCATATAATATAGATTCAAAACATTCTCAATACCCTCTTTCTGTTCCCAGTTTGCTGCTTTTGCTTCTTCGCTCATTCAAAACTCCTTAAATAATCAACCGCTTTAATGAAATAGTCTCTATTAAATGTGTTCTCATATGCATTCATAATAGAGAAATATTTCTTTTTATTATCATCATTTAACCTATCTAGTATATGACATTTGCAACTAGTCCAAGGAAGCCTACATTCAGCACAGATACAAATGCAATATTTGTCAGGGCTCCCACACTCTTGGCAGATACACTCACATTCCCATTTATCACAACTAGGGCATAGGTTATCACATACACAGTGTTCCATTGGTCTTGAGCAACCTTCACACCAAGGAAATCCATCCATCCAATCAAATGGGGAAATAGCCAGCGGTCGTAATGTCTGATAAATACACTTAATATTTTCTTTAAAATCAGGATCCATTGTTGTGCCGGCGGCACAGTTTCCGCGAATGGCTTCTTGGATAATATTGGTGAGAGCCAGTTTAAACTTTCCTATCAGTTTATCATCAATTATCCCTTTAATTCTCATTGGCTGCCCGTTTCTCCAATTTTGCTATTTGTTTTTTTAATCTGCTGACTTTAAATACAACCATCAGCCT